CCTTTGACTTCTGGATTTTGTCCTACTTGTGGATTCATTTGCATTAGTTGTTGTAACTCCTGCATCTTACGAATCTGTTCTTGCATTTCCATTTGTACTTGTTCATCAGCCATTAATGCAATGTGTTCAAATATATTTTTTTCTAACGACGCCATAATCTGTGGATTATTTTTAGCCATGTTAGTTGCCATAAACGCAACGTGAGCTGCGATGTGTGCTTGGTGATCTTGTCCAGTAAACGCTTGGAAAGGTTTACCTGCTAATGCATCTATGTGTTCCAACGCCGGATTCTTAGGTGCCGGTGCTGGTGGAGGTGGTAATACTTGATCAATATTCTTAACTCCTAATGCTTCATACATATCTCTGTATGCTTCGTATAGATTATGCATTTGTGGGTTAGACTGTGCTAACTGTAATTCTGTTTGTGCAATAGCAACTCTTTGTGTTGATGAAAATATATTAGGATCAGCAACAGGAAGTATATCTACTTTTGCATCAAAGTCTGTTTGTTTAATTTCTTTTTCTCCACCAACTACATCGTATGGATACACTGGCGGTAAGTAAGTTGAAAATACATCTGACAACAAAGTAAACTCTGTTTTCATTGATGCATACAATCGCTTATGGATTGCTGACATTACTCTTGAACCACGTTCTAAAAGAGCTACGGTTGTTCCAACAGCGGCCTGTTGGTTCCCGTCCCCAACCTGCATGTCAGCAATGGACGCGAATCTCTGTCCTGCATCTACACAAATTCCCATCAGCTGTAATAAAGTTGCTGAAGGTTCTTTGTAAGGCAGATTCATAAAAGCATCCCTTAAAGATCCACCAGGAGCGTCGACATCTCGCCACTCACCTGGTTGCAGAGATTGGGCATCATCTCTAACTCTGATACCCCTCTGTTTAAATCCTGATGGCAAGTTCGATAACGTACCTGCATCAATTAATTGACGAAGAGCAGACGTGGCTGCTCTAGTTAGACCGCCAATCATATGGATCAATCCAAAACCGTAAAAACCTAGTCCAGGCAGAAATTTAAAATGGACAAAGTATTGGATCTTTTCTTTTTTGGGATCATCTACTCTAAAGTTTCTTCGAATAGATAATATTTTTCGCGTACCATTGTCAATAGTTACAATGTATGGAATCTTAATTCCAGTAGGGACTCCGTCTTCCCCTCTGTCTTCAAAACCTTCAAGATCTAAATTAACATGACATTCAATCAACGTAAAAATTGGATTATTCTTTTGTTGACCGTTTGCTCTTGTACCTTCTAGTTCTCGTTCTTTTTTCTTAAGTTCCGTTTCTTCTGCGTAAGGTGTGCCTAATTCTATATCTCTATAAAATCCTGCAACTTGTTGCTTACGTAAATCATTACCTGACATTTTAATTACATGACATATGGCTTCCGCATCCTCTAATGAGGTAGCAGAATACGGAACCACTAAGTCATCTGCAGTAACGAACTTTGATACAGCTCGTTCCATTAAATCGTCATAATAAACTTTTTTAAAAGTAGATCCAGCAAGAGGTAAATAAAATAACATCTGATCAAACTCAGGTTCGTATTCTTTCATGACATCCATCAATTGATAGTTCATAAAATTTTTAACACGAACTGATTGGTCTTGTTTCTCTCTTGTAGACTTACCTATTACTTGAGTTCTAACAGGACCTGATGCAGGTAATAATTCTTTGTAAGCTTGCGCTTGGAATTGTGTAACTGCTTCTGCAAGGACCGGGTGTGTTGCACCTGACGCTCCTTGGAAAGGTCTTGTTCTTTGCTCAAATTGAAAACCTAAAAGATCTAAACCTTGTGAGTAAGATCTTTCCCATTCTCTTCTAGATTCTTTGTAGTCTGTATAATTTGCGTATAGTTCAGAACCTAAAGGATCTAAAACAGAATCTGGCAATAAATCTGCCAGGTTAGAATAGTGATTCTCTCCTTGTTCCGGTGCAACAACACCTGGTTCAAAGTTTATATCTACTGTTCCATCTTCGTTTTCTCTAATCTCGGTATTCTCAGGAGACGGCATTGACTCTTGTAGCTCAGTTGCTACTTCTGTCATTTGGTCCTGTGAGGGTACTTTTATCTGTTGTCTTACGTTCGGTAAGCCTTTATCTATTTCTGCCATTTGTTTTCTCCAAAAGTATAGGTTTATCCTGTTTTTTATCTTTTATCAAGCCTCTAGGATCAGGGCCCTTTAATGGTGGTATCTCTTTCAATTTAACATGTTTCATGTTTTTAACAAGGGTTGGGTTTTTATACATTTAATAAATTTTCTAGGTCTTTTGCTTTTTGCTCATCAGTTTTAAACAATTCTTTAACTGCTTGGACTAAAGGTATTTGATTAAACATCTGATATGTTTCACTTCTGCTTTTTACTTTTTCTTCTGGAAGAGTTAGTGCTTCTTCTGTTTCTCTATCTCTTTGACTTAGTATTTGTCTATGCATTGGATCATTAGTTACATCTTTTAAAAATTCTAAGTATTGTGTGTAATTACCATCAAAGTCAGGATCTTTTCTTGCCATATGGTAAAGGTCTTGTCCACTTGCATTACCTGATTGAATATACTTTAAATTTTTTTGTCTATCATAAGCTAGGTTTTGGTCATCAGATGCTTTTAATCTTTTTAATCCTTTACGTATTGGTTTATCTAAAAACAGTACACTTCCAAGAGACTCTGCTACTGTTTTACCTTTAGCTTGTTTTTTTAAAACATCATCTACAGCAAAACCCCACAACAATGGGTCTGCTACAGAAAATAATCTATTAGATCCTGCTTTAAACAGAGATGTCATTTTTTTAACATCCTTAACATTGTCCATTGCTTTTTTAATTTCTGGTATTGTTTTAATATCTTTAGGAACAACAAAAGAATAACCTTTGTTTTTATAATTATTTAAAAATACATTTTTATATTTTTCACTATACTTGTTAAAATTTTTAATTGTGTTGTTAGGACCATCTGTTGATATTCTAAACAATTTAATTTTAGGTTGTCCTTTACCTTTACCTTCGTTTAATATTTTTTCGTATTTATTTGCTGCTTTGTTAAAATCTGCTACAGCTTCTTTTACAAGATTAGGATTTCCACTTGCTATTGCTTTTTGTAAATTTTTTTCTTTAATAGATTTAATACCATCCCACTCAAACTTAGCGCCTTTGTTTATATCTGATTTTATTACTTGTCCAAAAATAGAATAAGGATGTGTTCCTCTTTGTGATCCTGATCTTACACCTGATGGTTCATCAATAGAATATGATTCACTAAAAATATAATTTTTATTACCACGTATTTCTGCTTTGGTAGCTTTAATACTTTTGTCATCAAAAGTTTGGCCAACTTTTACTTCTTCTAAATCTCTAATAGATTGAGAATATGGTAGTTCGTTTATCATGTTGTTAGCTGCTTTAACGTTAAAGACTTTTGAAAGTTTAAAATCTGTAGGCATTACACGATCACCTGTAATAGCATTCGCTAATTGAAATAGTCTTCGTTGAGCATCTTTAGGTGTTACGTTTAATAATTTCATAACTACTTCAATATCTTTTTTACTAAACTTATGATTTGGATTAGAAAATATTTTTTTAATGTAGTTATTATCTTTTAATATTTTTAATTGATTATTGATTGCTGTTTCAGTTGTTTTAAAAGTTTTACCTGGTTTATAGTCAATATCTTTTAATCTTTGTGCAATAGTTCTTTCATCTACACCTAATTCTTTTGCTATTACAACATTAGATGTTCCCTTGTCTTTCATTTCTAAAATTTTTTTCATATCAAGATCAAGTCTTTTGTAATCACCTTTAGCTGCAACTGAAGCGGCTGCATCTTTTTTTGCAGCTTCCACTGCTTTTTCTAGTGAACCATATTTTTTTGGATCATATAGTTTTACTGGTTCTCCTTTTTTCTGATATCTAACTATACCATCTTTACCCACTTTAATATTTTCTCGTTTAAATATGTTTGGATATTTTGTTTTATGTTCGTTAATAGCTTTTATAGCTTCAGCTTTGCCTGCTTCAGTTAATGGAAATCTTCTTTTTAATCCTGGTCCAGCTTCTGTGTTTTGTGTAGATATTTGAACTAAATAAAATTTTTTACCTGTACCAGACTCTGCTGTTTTTAAATATGGAACATCTTCTACGTTTTTAATATTTTTAGTAACACCTGCAAAACCTGGACGAAGCTCATCTGTTTTTTTAACAAGTTGTTGTCCAGCAAGTCCACCAAGCTCAAAACGTTCTGCGAACGTAGGTGCTTCGTATCTTTGCCACCAAGGTATGTAGGCCATTATTTGTTCCTAAAATGATTTGCGATACCACCGTCTGCGAAAGGAATGCCATCGGTATCTAATCGCATTAGTATCTCTTTTAATTCGTCAATAGTTTTATTTTCAGTGCTGACGTTTTTGTTATATCTTTTAATCTCATCGATAAGATACTTTCTGCTATTTAAAGGTGTACTGCCTTTGACAATATTTTCTAGAGCCCCGATTGGACCATCATCGTCCATCATCTTAGTTACCTCTTTGTCTATTCGCATGTTGCTAGGCACTAGTTTCTTGTCGCTAGGCACTGGCAACTTGACTACATCGGCTTTAGGTGGAAATTTTGCATTAACTAAATCTTTTAGATTTAGTTTAAATAATTCTAATTGAGACTCTGATGCATTCTTCAAAGTTCTCATATGCAGTTTAATTTCTTCTGTTATCTTTGCTGGAAGTCTACCTTTTTCATTTACAAATTTTGTAAGCTCTGGATTTATTCTAGTATTAAATAAACTCTTACCCATCTTAACAATGTCACCACCCATACCAATTACATCTTTAGGTTTGATAT